GAGGCTGAATCAGAATATGCTACGCATGAGGCGGGGTGGATGAGCCAGCCGCTTATCGAGTTTGAGCTAGAAGACGACAACGGGATTGTCTATGTCCTGGGCCCAGAAACGCGCCATGCCCTGGAAATCAGCGGCCTGGGAATGCCGCCTATCCGACACTGGACCACGCGCAGCCCGTTCCAGCATGGTAGGACGCACTGGGGCTATGCGTTCCAGCCACGAGTTGTAGACATAATCCTGGCAACCCGTGGGTGTGGTAGAGCGGGCATGTACGCTGGTCGTTATGCCAACGTAGAGATGCTTAATCCCATGAATGGCCCGCTCAAGCTGCGATTGAAAGTTCCGCAGGTAATGTTGGTCTACGAGCTGCACGACGGTTGGTATGTGGGCAACTATGAACTGGATAGCACTGACCAGTCGCAGGACGTGACTGGTATCTGGAACCAGGTCGGCGCGGCGTCCATCGAATACGAGGACCCTATTTGGAAATGGGTCAACTCGCCGCTTGGCGGCGGCGAAACCAGGGACGCAGAGGGGCGCACCTGTATTCTGGATGACACCTGGACGCTGACCGGGGCGTTGATATTGCCCTTCACCGGTCCGTATCTGCTGGGCACCACGACCGGGACAAATGTCCTGACCTGCACCAATGATGGGAGCTGGGAGACAAAACCCGTTATCACGATGGAAGGGCCAATCAATGACTGGGTGCTGTCCAATGCCACCAACGATGACTTGCTAATGTGGGACGGGTATAATATCGCTGTCGGGGAGATAGTCACGATTGACATTCCTAACAAGACCTGCACAACTGACCTGGGCGGGGTAACGACGGATGTGAGTACCTATCTGAGCGGGGATACAGGGAGCTTTGCCCTGGACCCCGGCGCTAATACAATCAACGTGTTTGCCAGCGGCGGTGTGACTAACGCAGTGACGACCGTGGGCATCTGCTGGTACGTGGAGTTCTTGGGGATATAATGACACAAAAGAGTTTTCACTGGAACGGGGCATCTATCGGGGACGCCGACGCACTTACGGTCAATGCGGCAGACGGTATCGGATTCCGGCTGGCAAATGTGGATTATGAGAGTCCTTGGGTAGATATTGGCCTGCGGATGCTGTTTAACGGTACTGGCAACCGGGGAGTGCTCAAGGGATGGTTGAATGAATTAGTTGTTGCGGCGGGCGGTGGGATGACCGTCACGGTAGATACCGGCGGGGCAGTTATTTATGGAATGCCGTATGAAAACACGACAGCTGGCCCGCTGCTTACGTTTACGCTAGATGCCGCAGTGAGTGATACCCGTTATGACTACATCGTTCTGCGGAGGAATTGGGCAGACCAGGAGATTCGCGCTACGGTCATCAAGGGGGTAGAGGGAGGGAGTGCCCCTGCCATCATGCAGTCGCCCGCACCGGGGGGAACGGGCATTTATGACATTCCATTAGCTACAGTGGAAGTGACTACAGTTCCGGCCATCGGTACTATTACTGATATGCGGGAGTTCTGCCGTTTTGGGACGGTCATGCGAACCGGGGCACTTGGCACTGCACACCTAACCAATGATTCGATAGATTGGGCAGACAGGGCTACCACGACCAAACGGGCGTTCATTGGTGGAGGCGACCTGCAACCGATGAATAATGTAGGCCGCTTCAGTTATTATGTGACAACAAGCGTACTCATGGCTGGTGCCCCAGCCTGGGGAGGCGCGGCCAATGAGGAGGCATGGCAGCACGTAGGTACGAACTACCGGGGTGTGATTGGCACTTTCCGCACACCACCTGACTATGCTGGCGGGGCCATTAACACGTATATCTGGTGGGCGAACAATGTGCTTGTTGCTGCTACTTTTTATGTGCGTTCCTACGTGGCAGCAAGGGGCCGGTATTGGGGGACTGATATTCCATCTATCTCGTCCAGTGAATATACAATAGCCAGTGGCGCAGTCAGTGATGTGTTCCGTTCCACCGGCTCGGTGCTACCTGCGGCCTCCATCACGCTCAACGGGGCGGATGGGGTTTGGAACTATTGGACCGGACTTTATAACACGGCGGGCACAGAGGACATAGGCATTATGGGCGTCGAAATCGAATATACAGGGTACGTGTAACATGCCAGAAACTTCGTATCTCTGGGACAATCCGGGTACTGGTGATAGCCCAGGCGCAGGCTATGGAAATGACTTGCTTGCGCAGGTTATTCACCGTATGCTGTTCAACGGTACACTGGACCAGGGGGTATTATTGGGTTGGGGGAGTGACCTGGAATGCACGGTTGGCGGAGTAGATACTGTCACCGTCCTTCCAGGAGCAGCCTTTACTTACGGCGTCTGGTATGAGAATACGGCCAATCAGAATGTGGATGTAAACGCCTTTCGGGGAGGCAACTGCCAAATCATCGTAAGGGCATCGTGGGGCGCTGTGCAGACCTCAAGGCTGACAGCAATCGCCGTGGCAGCGATGGTCAAGAACCCTGGTGTTACCTATGACATCCCACTATGGGAGGTATCTGTCAATGCTGCGGGTGTAGTGGCGCTGGTCACGGATGATAGAGACTATTGCGAGTTCTCAACCGAGCCCTGGCCGTTTGGGGTAGACACCACTGCTATTCAGGCCAGCGCGGTCACACCAGCCAAATTATTAGATAAGGACCGCTGGCTTGACCGGGGACATGGCTGTATCACCGCCGATGTGGCAAACCCCGCCACCTGGACATCACACATGACCGTCCATCCCTATTCCGATGCCTGGACCTTTGCGGCGGCTGCACTCAATGCTGGTTGGATTACTTTCCGCGTACCAGCAGACTATGCTGGAGGCGGGGTCGATGTTGTGTTCAAAGATTCCGGCGACATTCCGGCAGGGGCATGGGATGTGCGCTGGTTGTACAGTGCGGAGGTAGCGGCCTCGGGTGCGCCATTCGCTAATCAGGCTGGTATTGCGCTCCAGACCTTTACCTACAACGTAGATGCCTGGAACTTTGCCCTATCGGCTTTCACCCTGGTAAACTTGGCTGTAGCGGCGGGCGACCTGGTGCTCCTGCGGATAAGTCGGGACGGGGCGCATGGTACTGATACCTTTGCCGATGTAGTGGCACTCTTTGAAGTTGACCTGAACTATACGGCGGATAGCTAATGGCAGAGAGATCGTTATTCTGGGATGGAATTGCAGTAGGGGATGCGGTGGCGGTTACGCAGACGCACCTGCACGACTGGTTCTACCGCAGTGTTATCAACGGCACGGGGAACCGGGGACCGATAAAAGGCTGGCGTGACGAGTTAGAGGTGACGGGTATTTCTTCACCTATTACGGTAGCAGCAGGCGGGGCTTGTGTGTACGGGATGCTCTTTGATAGTGACTCAGCAGCAACGGTCAATGTCTCTACTCCCACCTCGGGCACTTCCCGCTACGACCTCATCGTCGCACGGCGGACCTGGGCGGTGCAGGGGGTGCGTATTGCTAGGGTCGCGGGCGTGGCAGGGGTTATTCCTGCCGTGCCCACCGTGACCCAGACAGCGGGCACGATCTGGGAGGTACCACTAGCCACACTGTTGATAGACGATGCGGGTAATATTACAACGACCAATACCCGTGAGTTTTGCACTTACACGACCGAATGGCCTGCCAATATCGTCACAGCGGGAATGTATGAGGAGGGGGCTATTAGCGCAGCCCTGCGTCCTGACCTAGTACGCTATGACCTGAAGGGGGCGGGCCAGTTTACCCCGGATAACGTAACCCCTTGTACACGCGCGGCGGGCGCATCCTATGACTTCTGGAATTTCGCTGATGCTGCATTCAACCGGGGCTGGGCTTATTTCCTAGTGCCAGAAGGTATTGTTGGCAATCCAACCTTCTATATCTGGTCCACGCCTGTAGTCAATGGGGCCGGAGCTGGCGTAGAGAACTGCCAATTTGATTATTCAATTTATTATGGGAGTAGTGGAACTGCATTGACCAATGTGGCGGGAACCGTGAACGCAGACCAGCAACTAAGAGTCAATACTACGCCTTACGCCGACCAAGTACCCGCTGCCGGAGTAGCAGCGGGTGCGGGTCAGATTGTGGCTTACCGGATTTCCCGCGACGGGGTAGCCGACTCATACAACTCGGCTATGCAGGTGCATGGTGTTGAAATGCGCTGGACC